AGAAGAAGCTTCAGGTTTGTAATAAAATTCGATCTTGTTAAATTTGTATTTCTCCCAATTGGCCGCAATCTTATACAACCAAGGGAATGTTCCACTCTGTCCTGGATTAAGCGAAAATTGTGTATTAGTAAATGACGTAGTGGACGAAATATCAGCAATATATTCGTCCTCATCAACAGTAACACACTTTCGCGACATAGATGGTACACCCTTTGGAAAGAAACTCTGTAATTTAGATACAGAGGATGATGGACCAGGCCTCCCACTAGTATTAATTCTCATATTTTTCATCTGTTTTGAAACAGATGATAATTTTGGTTGTGTAGCCTTCTTTGCTACAGCTTTTGTTTTGTTTGTCATTATATTGGATCCCTCATGACAAACAAGGGACTGTTCATCCTATCAAAACCACCATTATAAACATAAGTCTATAATCCAAACCAATCGACTTTCAGGGTCATAAGCCCATCATTAGTCGCTCAATCCACTTAAAGCAGAGGTGGAAGCTACTGCTAACTCTATCGTTGGTTTGGTAGTAAATTATTAAAATTTCTAGGTAGGAAACGCCGTGCAGTCTCTCGACATTCTGGTTAGTACGTAAATATTTACGCGACAACCTCTCAGTGGCTCAAAAGTACTCTGAGAGGCCCGCAACGTTTTGGGTTATTACTCGATAGGACCCAATGACGGAGAAGTCCGCCAACTACTAGTTTAACGACATTCCGGTCTAAAATTGCTTAAAACAGAGGGGATAGGGTATTATAACTAGGGATCGAGCCAATAGTCCAACTATATTGTAACTCATCATAATACTTTTCTAACAGTATCTGATTAGCAGGAGTAGTACCAAATGATTCATAGAAGTCCAGCCTCGTTTGATCATTCGGTTCAATATACCCACACGTCAGTAGGGGCCCATAAGCCTCCCTCTCTTTAATTGCGTCAGTTATTACTCTTCTAACTGACCGCTTTTGTCTTTTCGATAACTGAAATTGGGCAAGACGTTCTGTTGACAATCTAATACACATACGGTAAAAGTTCTGCAACACAGGTACACCACCATGATTAGCCATTCCACCAATCCCTACGGACTTTAACCAACCAGCAATTAAGTGGGGGGCGGAATAATTCCTAATACAAACGGCGTCTTTAGTTATCGCCACATGAGGGACTCGTGTACTAGTCCACTCATTACAGACTCTTATCAAATGAGTCTGACAAAAGTTAGATCGATGCAAGCTTTCATGAACATCGATTGTTACGTACATATTGAAAAGGGCAAAGCGTTCTTTAACAGCGAACAGAAACCTCTTTAACTGTTTTCTTTCAATAATTATACGGCAATCATCACCTGCATTCTTTAACTTAAAATGGTACTTCTTGTGTAATTTATGTAGAATGCCGCAAACGACTAGTATTCCTACCAATGATGTGTTCATCTGCCCTGAAGTCAGGGTACCATCAACGGTATAAGAAAACCAGCCGTCAGACGTGCGGCCTCTCACGGTGGAACGTAATTGATATCTAAGCAAATCTTTAATCGCTTTTGAATCTGCAAACGGGTGAGTTGTAATGTCATGTGACCATGCCAACAACCCTTTGAATATTGAAGCGTCTAATTTCTCCACATCCAAATCAACAAACACAGGATCCTCCATCAATGCAATAGCATCAATATTGTCCTGAGCGAGTTCTTTGAAATTTAATCCTTTCATAACAACTCGATAGCCATAAGCCTTGTTGATAGCCTCGTATATCAATTTTTCCACCGCTTTGACATAAACACCAGTCAAAAGCAAATAGACAAACCCAGCTGGTGATATTGCTCTGGGTATCCGATTTGGCTTAAGCTCTCGTATATCTTTCTCGAATTTAATAAACATCCGTATCCACGCATCCGAAGGTCGAAACCCCCTGCGCATAAATTCAGCAAATGCCTGTGCATAAATCTCCTTCTTGTGGCCCACAAGTACGTCTATGAAATTTTCATAGGACATTGGGACGGCTTCCGGTAGAAAATGCTTTACAAGCTTAGTGAATTCGGACAATTCAAGATCAACGTCCAAATCGGGAACTAGGTTATCAATTGAAACATAACCTATTGACGGCACTTTCCGATATAACACTCGGTAAAGTATCGCTAAAACACTATTATGGATACTCAACAGGAACGCACCGCAAACCATTGATGTCGCCAAACCAGCCAACACCAAAAATTTACGGGGCTTAACAGGGGCACCCGATTTATGCCAACGCAACCTAGAAGAACTTAACTCATTTAATTGAGTAGATTCTCCAGCGCTGACATAAACTGGGCACCCCTATTGGGATTGAACAACGGGTCGGGGATTAACACCCCAACCCAGGAAACGCTGCCAATTTTCTTCGACACGCGTATCCTCTACTGCTTGTTGTAAAGCTTGACCTACTGGTGCAGATGCATTATCCACATCTTCAATATCACACCGTAGCGGGGTATAA